GTTATCAATGCCGGCATGGCTATCATGGCACCTAACTATTCGGGTGATCCAGTGGACTGGGCGGGGAAGAATATCATGGAGGTTCCTGATAGCCCGGTACGCGGCCGGCTAAGCTTGCACCGTACTCCATGGCTGGCGTCGGCGCTTAGAATCATTTGCGACCCCGAAACAAAATTAGCCACCGTCTTGGCTTCAACCCAGTCGGGCAAAAGTTTGCTTCAACGCGTCTACTCAGCTTGGCAGATAGTCAACGCTCCCGGCCCTATGATGTTGCTCCAGGCTAACGACCCTGAGGCCAAGGATTTCTTTGTGCGCTACGTCAGGCCGTTGTGGAAACAATGCCCTCAGGTGCAGGCTTTGCTTTCTGAATCTGATAACGACAAAAGCACCACGGCAGATTTTAAAAACGGAGTGACCGTTTATTGCCGGGGAATCTGGAATGAGAATAACCTGCAACGCTTGTCCCTAAGGACGGTGATCTGCGATGAAGCCTGGTTGGCGCCGCGGGGACACTTGGCAGAAGCGGCCGCTCGTATCACGGCATTCAGTTGGCTAGGCCGGGCAATCTATATGTCTCAGGGCGGGACAGTCGGCGATGAGTTTACAACGGCTCATAGCGGAACCGATTGCCGCGAGTGGTCGATGGCTTGCCCGGAGTGTAATTTCGTTCAGCCCTGGCGTTGGGAGTTTATTCGATTCCCTGAGGATGGTAAAAATAACGGCGTATGGGACTATCAAAAAGTTGAACGCGGTACGACCTATGAATGTTGCAACTGTCATAAGAGATTAGCCGACAGCCCGGGCGTTAGGAATGAGGCAAACCGCATTGACCGCGGGGCTAAGTTTGTAGCCACAAGGGAAACATCAACATGGGGCGCCGTCGGCTTGCATTGGAATTGCTTGTGCAATAGCCATTGGGGAAAGGAAGGTGTGAGGATGCTAAAGGCTAAGGAAGCCTATGACGCTTATGGAGATGAAGAACCTAGGCGCATTTTTAAACAAAAGCGGTTGGCTCAAAGTTGGAGTGAAGAAGGAGGACAGATGACGGCGCACACTGAGGCCGCCGACTACGGCATGGCTGACGTATGGAATGATGAAGCATGGATTACGCCCAAAGCCAAACTGACAGATGCAAGCATTGGCATTCCCGATCACTCGGTTCCTTTCCGCACGATGGCGGTTGACGTTCAGCGCGGACACTTCTGGGTTGAGGTAAGAAGCTGGAGCAGGTCGGGACATAGCCGGCTAAAATACTTCGGTAAGATTGAAACATGGAGCGGCTTAGATGATTTGCAAAAGGCGCATGGGGTATCTCATGCCCTGGTTGGGGTCGATTGCGGAGACAACACTCAAGAAGTCTACGGCCAAACGGCTAAACGCCGATGGAAATCCTTACGCGGTTCTGGCCAGGCTGACTTTTCTATTCAGGTTGCCGACGGTAAACCTCAACGTCGGTTCTATTCGGACAAGCAACGCATCATCGTGCCCGGTCTTAAGGATCGCGCTGAAGTCATCATGTGGTCGAATCTTGCAACCAAGGATTTCTTGGCCGGCTTGCGTGCAAGGAAATTGCATGGATACCCCCGAGACGTAAGCCAGGAGTACGTCAAGCAGCTGAATTCGGAAATCCGCGTAAAGGATCAGCGGACAGGTAAGCCTCACTGGATACTGCCTTCGGGTAATGTGCATGGTAACCATGCATGGGACTGCGCCCTTATGGGGTTGGTCTTAGCCGTTCGATGGGGCGTTGTGGGTCGGGATGCTACGGCTACGGTTGATAGTGACCCTACGGGAATGTCAGTTGACTCCGCTGACTGACTTAGTAGTTTAAATGCAAGGAGGCCGGCAGGTAATAAAAAGTGTGTCGGCATGGGCATCATGGTTTGTTTGGCTGTCGGCCTCCCCACTATTTGACCTTTCGTGCAATTCATATGGCATCAGGCTTATTTATTGGACTCACTGAGGACGAACTCCTTTCAATCAAAACCAAAGCAGTAGCCCTGATTACTGCCGGTGTTACTTTGACTTCCTACGCCGATAGCGGAACCAGCGTTAGCAAGGCTGTATCCATGCCCCCCCGCGAGATGTTGGCCGAGGCTATGTTTGCTTTATCAAAGCTGGATCCTACGGTTTACGGAAGCCGTAAATCTGTCGTGAATACGAATTGGAATAACAGCATCATCTAACCACCTTATGGCCCGCCAACTCAAGAAGCCCTCGATTAAAAAGCCTGAGGCTAAGAAGCCAGCAACGCTGAAGCCCCAGGCTTCGGAAGGTGGTTGGAATTCAGTTGGGCACACCCGCTTGCGCCGGAGCGTCTACGGCGGCAACCCGACCGATTTACGTCGCGACCTAAAGCCGTATGACCGGCTATACATGGTCAAGCGCTGCCGTTGGGCAGAAAGGAATAGCGGACTGTTCAAGCAGATCCTTGCGGATATGGTACTTTATAGCGTAGGCGACGGCATCAAGGTGCAAAGCCACGCGGAGAGCGCTGAAAACTCTAAAGCCTATGAGGCTTACTTTGCGGAAAAATGCCAGCGTATCGACATCACTAACCGTTTCAGTTTTAACCAGGTTCAAAGCATTATGCTCCGGGCAATGGTGCGAGACGGTGACGCTTTCGTCGCCAAGGTGCGTAACGGTAATGACGAGCCTAAGCTGCAATTGATGGAAGGCCACCGCGTCGGTGATCCGTTAAGCGGGAAAGTTCCCGATGGTATGTCAGACGGTTGTTTTTTTGGCCCTTACGGCGAGCTGCTGGCTTTCAATGTTTACAAGTCGGATGGGACTGACCGCCAGATTCTGGCTCAGTCCATGATGCACATCGTTGACCATGAGTACGCTTCAGGCGCTCGGGGCGTTCCTTTACTGCAACACTCCATCAATAGTATTCAAGATGAGATGGAAATCTTGGCCTTGGAAAAGTTGGCCGTTAAAGACTCGGCCGACGTTACACGCGTCATTAAGAAAGCCGGTGGGTTCATCGATAGCGACATGGCCAGCGAGTTGGGTACAGGTTCCAATTACGAGAACATTGCCGCCCGCATGGGTGGTAAAATTTTAGCCCTTGAACCCGGGGAGGACTTCCAATCATTTACCTCTAACCGTCCCTCACCTGCGTTCACTGGCTTCCTTGCAGCGCTCGAGCGCGACATCGCCCAAGGCGTTTTGCCTTACGAGTTCGTCGGTGATGCTTCAAAAATTGGCGGGGCTACGGTTCGCCTAATCACCGCCAAGGCCGGGCGAGTGTTCGGCAAGTATCAAACCATCCTCATTGATTCGCTATGTCAGCCAACTTGGGGCTACATTATCGGCCAGGCTATTGCCGCGGGTGAATTACCCGATGACCCTAAGTGGTATCAAACCAGCTGGACGACTCCTAAGAGCGTGACGGTTGATGCAGGCCGCGACGCTCAGAATGACCGGGCAGACGTTGAAATGGGATTGCTGTCCATGTCTGAGCTATACGCTCAACGCGGTTTAGACTTCCGTAATGAAATGGAAAAGCGCGCCGGTGATATGGCTTACATTCAGACTCTTGCTGATCAGTACGGCGTTCCTTTCGAGCTTCTCTTCCGTCCATCTAATACACCCGTAGGTACGGTTGATAACGTCGATATGCTTGAACCTTCCCCTGACGTCATCGATAAAACTTTAACTGCATAACCCTATGTCCCGCTTCCTTACCAACGGCCTTTCTGGCAGAGAGCCAATTTTAATCGACCCGGCTAAAGCCAAGGCCCACGCTGACCTGACTGAAAAGTTTGGCTTCACCGATATCATTTCAAAACTATTTGGCGAAACTCCTCAACCATACATCGTCGATAATGTCGGAGTTATTCCAATCGCTGGCGTAATTGGTAAGAATCTTACACCGATTGAAAAAATGATGGGCGCCGTTGATGTGAATGACATCAGCGCTCAAATCGATTCCATGATCGGCCTGCCTGAAGTATCTAAAATTGCTTTCCAAGTCTCATCCCCTGGTGGCACCGTTACCGGGGTGGAAGAATTGGCTAACAAGATCCGCGGCATCCAACGCCCGACGATGGCCTATACCGATAGCGAGATGGCATCGGCCGCCTATTGGTTGGCCTCAGCTGCTGACCGCGTCGTGGCTTCCCCTTCTTCCACTGTCGGCTCGATTGGCGTCTACATGGCCATTCCCGATTACTCCAAAGCCGCCGAGATGCAGGGCATTAAGATGGTCGTGATAAAAAGCGGAATCTACAAAGGAGCTGGAATTGAAGGCACCTCCCTTACCGACGACCAGATGGCTAACCTCCAGGCTAACGTCGATGGCATACACGCCGACTTTAAAGCCGCGGTAAACTACAAGCGCAAGATGGTCGCCGCCGACTCGATGGAAGGCCAATCATTCTCAGGCCGTCAAGCCGCAAGCCTTGGCTTAGTGACCGGGCTGGCTGACTCATTTTCTCAGGCCCTGTCAAGTTTCGCAGGTTCCCCTATCGGCGGTTCGTCAATTGCTGGTGCCACTTTAAAATCAGCTAAGGTTATTAATAGCCTAACTAAAATAAAATCCCTTGAAATCGAGGACAGCGTGCTTGAAATGCTAACCCCTCGCCAGCGTGAGATGATTGATTGCGCCAGTGATATCGTTGAGACGTTTGGCGAATATGCTCAGGACGCTGGTTCCGAAGGCGCCCATTACGCTTCCGCATCCCCATTTGCATCTGAAGGACTACTCTGCCAGAATTGCGTTTATTACCGCGGCCCTCGCGGATGTGGACTGGTATCCGGTGACATCGATCCAAACGGTATCTGCAAACTTTGGGTCATCCCTGGTTCGCTTGTCAAACAGGCTTAGTTGCCAACTTGGGCAAAGATATGACAATCGAAGAACAGTTGCAATCGAGCATCAGCATCGTCTCCGGCCTTACCGCCGAACGTGACGATTTGCGTTTAGCAGTTGAAAAACTAACCGTTGGAGCCGCCTCCGAATTGGAAGCGCTTAAACTGGATGCTTCCTCTAAGGACGCTAAGGTTTCTGAATTAGCCGCCGCCCTCGAAAAGGCCGTGGCTTTCTCCGCTGATCTCGAAGTCAAAATCTCCTCCCTTGAAGCCGGCAAAGTCTCGGCCTCCAAGGAAGCCGCTAAGATTGCCGCATCGGTAGGCGTATCCCCTGTTCAGTTAAGCCCATCCGATAGCCAGCCCTCCGCGGAAGCCGTCGATGTCCTGGCTACTTTCCTTTCCCTGCCTGTTGGCAGCAAAGAGCGTTCCGAATTCTACGCCGCCAATAAGGCCGCGATCGTCAAGGCCGCTCTCTAATTTTCACAACCCCTCACTACTCATAAATAATCATGGCTAATTCCATCACTGCAGCTCCAGCCGTTCTCGCTGAAGCTGTCCTCGAAAGCATCAAGGGCAAGTTGCCCGTCCTCAGCTCGTTCAGCTCCATCTTCTCGGCCCTCGAAAGCCAAGCGGGTATCGCTGTCCAGGTTCCCCTCATCGGCGTCTCGACTGCTACCGAATTCGGTGCATCCGGATACGCTACGCAAGACGACGCAAGTTTGACGGCCGCCACCGTCACCCTGAAACACTTCAAGGTTGTTTCCAAGTTCACCCCCCTCAACGTCAAGTCGTACGGAATGCCTTTGCTGATTAACAGCTTCGTGCCTACCGCCGCTAACGCCATCGCCGAAAAGTGCCTCGCTGAAATCGGCGCCCTGATCACGACTGCTAACTACGCTTCGACGACCAACACGGGTGCCGCCCTCAGCTACGCTGAATTGGTAACCGCTAAGGGTGTTCTCGACACCGCCAAGGCCCCAGGCCCTTACGCCCTCGTCCTTAACAGCACCTAC